TCTTTATCTGAAATCAATAATAAAGAGTTGATTAAGATGTTAAAAGAAAAAAGATTTGGTGATATGAGAAAATGGGTTATTCAAAACCTTGATAAAGATCCATCGTCTTTGTTTAGTAGTATCTACGATATTCTATACAAACATCTACAACCTCAATCTATACCTGCGGCTGTACTAACAATCGCCGATTATCAATATAAATCAGCCTTTGTGGCAGACCATGAGATAAATATGGTTGCGTGCCTGACACAAATCATGGCAGAATGTAAATTTAAGTAGAGGATGAAATGGCAAGAAGAACATTTTTTAGAACTTTGATAGTAAAGTTAAGAATGTGGTATGCTGATATAAGAGGTCATCATGGTAAGAGATGGGATTATGAACCAGGCGATTACTATATGGGTTCTCATAAAGGTCATATAAAGCATGAAAAACGACATTAGTAATGATTGAATATAAATTATCGGATTATTTAAATGCGATTAACTGGACAAAAGTTAATTTGCTTGACGGTGATGACTTGACTTGGGAGAAAAAATTCCCTCCTTACATTATAAATCGTTGTCTTTCTCAACACGTTGATAGTATTATGATGGCAAATGAGATGAATATACATCATGGTCTTAACAAACGGCTACAGTTTCATTTTCTACTAAATAGTATAAGAAAAAGAAAACGATTTGGAGGCAAGTGGACAACCACTGCTAAATCGAAAAATTTAGAGTATGTAAAACAATATTATGGTTATAGCAACGAAAAAGCAAAAGTAGCCCTAGACATACTAGATAAAAAACAATTAGACTTTATCAAAGAAAAGTTAGATAAAGGTGGGAGAAGAAAATGAGTGAAGAAAGTTTTAATTGGTCGCCTGAGCAAATGTTAGAGGTTACTCTAAAACAGCCAGATGATTTTTTGAAGATTAGGGAAACTTTGTCCCGAATAGGTGTTGCAAGTAGGAAAGATAAAACATTATTTCAATCTTGTCACATACTACACAAACAAGGTAAATATTACATTGTTCATTTCAAAGAGTTATTTGCTTTAGATGGTAAAAAAGCTACTTTAGTTGAGAACGATATACAAAGACGAAATACAGTATCAGTTTTATTACAAGATTGGAATTTATTGACAATTGTAAATCCAAAAGCTGCTGAAAATAAAGCACCATTATCACAGATTAAGATAATTGCTTTTAAAGAAAAAGGTGAATGGAATTTACAAGCAAAATATAATATTGGAAAAAAACAAACTACTGAAGAATCTAAAACTGAATAGGAGTATATTATGATTAGATTATATAGACTCACCTCTGGTGAGGACGTAATTGGTACGTCAACTGAGTCGGACATTGCAGGATCTGTAGCAATAAAAAAACCTTTTGTATTAATACCAATGCAAGGTCAACCTGGCAAACCTATGCAAATAGGATTTCATCCTTATATACCATATACAAAAGATGAAGTTATACATATTAAAGAATTAAATATTATAACTGAAACAACACCTGATGATAACATGATAAATGCTTATCAACAAAATACTGGTTCCTTAGTTACACCTAAAAGTAAAATTATTACATAGTTGACTTTTTAAAGTCTTTGTGTTATAATATTATATGAATTTGGCGAGTACTTTTTACACAAATGTAGTTGAGCATAAAGGTAAACTACTCATAAGAGGTGTCGCTAACGGTCAATCATATTTAAGTCGTATTAATTATAGTCCTAAGTTATATCTACCTACAAAAGAACAATCTCAATTTAAAACACTAGACGACATAAATCTCAAATCAAAAAGATTTGATTCGATTGTAAAAGCTAAAAATTTCTATAATGAATATAACGGCATACCTGAATATAAAATCTATGGTATGAACCGTTACAATTATCAATATATTGCTGACGAATACAAAGATGATATACGATGGAATAAAGACTATATTAAGTTATTTACACTTGATATAGAAACCGAGTGTGAGAATGGCTTTCCCGATCCTGATACTGCAAAAGAAACGATTATCTGTATTACTGTAAAAAATCATAGCAATAAACAGATATTAACATGGGGTACTGGTGACTTTATTTCAAAGAAAGCAAATGTAACTTATGTTAAATGTCAAAACGAAAAACATTTACTACTAGAGTTTCTTAAATTCTGGTGCAAAAATCATCCTGATATTGTTACAGGTTGGAATGTAAAATTCTTTGACATACCTTATCTTATGAATCGAATGAGATTTATATTTGATAATGATACTATCAATAAATTTTCACCGTGGAATTATGTCAACGCTGATAGGGTACAAATGGGAAACAAGAACTCACAGTTTTGGAATATACTTGGCGTTTCTGTTTTAGATTATTTTGATTTATATAAAAAGTTTACATACGTTAGGCAAGAAAGTTACAAATTAAATTATATTGCTAAGGTAGAACTTGGCGAACAAAAGTTAGATAATCCATATGAAACATTTAAAGATTTCTATACAAAAGATTATCAAAGATTTGTTGAATATAATATCCAAGATGTTGAATTAGTTGATAGACTTGAAGATAAGATGCGATTGATTGAATTGTGTTTAACTATGGCCTACGACTATAAAGTAAATTATACAGATGTATATTCACAAGTGCGTTGTTGGGATACTTTAATTTACAATCATCTACTTAAAAAGAATATTATTATTCCGCCAAGAGAAGACCATGAAAAAGATACTCAATATGAAGGTGCATATGTAAAAGATCCGCAACTTGGTCTACATGAATGGATTGTATCATTTGATTTGAACTCTCTTTATCCACATTTAATTATGCAATACAATATAAGTCCTGAAACATTTATTGGTGTTGAACCAAAGGCGGTTGGTGTTGAAAACTTTTTAGATGAAAGATTAAATCTTAAATGGGCAAAAGATAAAAATGTTACAATTGCACCAAACGGTGCTATGTTTAAAAGAGATAAACAAGGTTTTCTTGCTGAGTTAATGGAAAAAATGTACACAGAAAGAGTCGTGTTTAAACAAAAGGCGATTGAAGCAAAAAAAGAATTTCAAAAGACAAAAGATCCAATCTATTCAAATGAGATTGCTCGTTGTCATAATATACAAATGGCAAAAAAGATTTCTTTAAACTCTGCCTATGGTGCAATTGGTAATCAATACTTCAGATACTTTGATGTAAAACAGGCAGAAGCAATTACATTGGGTGGTCAGTTATCTATTCGTTGGGTTGAAAGAGATGTCAATAAATTTATGAATAAGATTTTAAATACTAGTAATGTAAATTATGTTGTTGCGTCAGATACAGATTCAATTTATTTAAGATTAGACAAACTTGTAGAAAAGGTTTGTAAAGATAAAACAGTAAATCAAATAGTAGATTTTTTAGACAAGGCCGCAAGAGATAAAATACAAAAAGTTATTGATGCCAGTTTTGAAAATCTTGCTAAGTATGTAAATGCTTATCAACAAAAAATGATTATGAAACGAGAAGCAATTGCTAACAAAGGAATATGGGTTGCTAAAAAAAGATATATGATGAACGTATTTGATGAAGAAGGTGTCCGATATGATGTACCTAAACTAAAGATTATGGGTGTTGAAGCAGTTAAATCATCTACACCTGAAGTTTGCCGTGGTAAAATTAAAGATGCTATTCGTGTAATTATGAATGATACGGAAGATAATCTTATTAAGTTTGTAAGTGATTTTAAAGAAGTATTTAAAACATTATCACCTGAAGAAGTTGCTTTTCCTAGGTCTTGTAATAATTTGAACAGATATATTGATTCATCACAAATTTATAAGAAAGGCACACCTATTCATGTAAAGGGTGCTTTGATTTATAATCATTACATATATAAAAACAAACTTGAAAGAAAATATCCTTTAATTAGAGATGGTGATAAGATTAAATTTTTAATGTTAAAAATGCCAAACACAGTTAAAGATACTGTTATATCTTTTTCTACAAAGATACCATATGAATTTGATTTACACAAGTATGTTGATTACGACATGCAATTTGAAAAAACATTTACTGATCCGTTAAAGTTTATATTAGATTCTATTGGTTGGAAACTTGAACGTGAGGCTACACTTGAAAGTTTTTTTGAATGATCGAATTGTTTTTAATTATGGTGATGATACATTGGGGTTATGCAACAGGAGGCATACTTGCAATTAAAACTGATTGGAGTATTCCTAGATTTTTAATTATTATATTATTGATATGGATATTAATAAAAAGTATAGTGTAATTTACGCAGACCCACCATGGTCTTTTAAAACGTATTCTAATAAAGGTAAAGACAGAAGTCCTGAAAAACATTATAATGTTATGAACTTTAAAGATATATGTAATTTACCTGTTAATAAAATTGCAAACGACAATTCAGTTTTATTAATGTGGGTAATTGATCCATTGTTAGATAAGGCCTTTCAAGTAATCAATGCTTGGGGTTTTAAATATAAAACTGTAGGATTTACTTGGGCAAAAACAAATAGAAAATCTGAAGGTTATTTTACAGGTTTAGGTTATTGGACACGAGGCAATCCTGAAATGTGTTTACTTGCAACAAAAGGTAAACCAAAACGAATCAGTAAGTCAGTACCTCAATTAGTTGTAGAACAACGTAGAGAACATAGCAGAAAACCAGATATTATGTACAATCATATAGAGAACTTATTAGAAGGACCTTATATAGAACTGTTTGCTAGAACACAAAGAAATGGTTGGGATAGTTGGGGAAATCAAACAGATAAATTTTAGTATGGAATTGACTTTATCAATATTTTATGTTATAATAATATACAGTTTTATAATATGGTTATTAATAAAATGGAACAAGGAGAAGAAATGACAAAAAGACAGTGGGGATATTATAAAGTATTATATGAAAATTCAAACGAGGTAAAAGTAAAAGAATTGGTTGTACTACCAGGCAAAAAACTTTCAATGCAAAAGCATTTTAAAAGAGCTGAACATTGGTTTATAGTTGAGGGTGTGGCAACAGTGTATACCGTAAGTAAAGATACTGAATTATATGAAAAACGTGGAATATATAAAAAACATGAGAGTTTGCATATAGATTTAGAACAATGGCATCAATTAGCAAATGAGCAAGATATAAATTTAAAAATTGTAGAGATACAATACGGAACAAACTGTATTGAAGAAGATATAATAAGAAAATGAGTCATTATTTAAATAAGTACAATGGCAAATTGCCTATAATGGATCAACAAACGTTTGAACGTGTTACAAACGATATAGGCAAAGAACAGTTTAGATTAGATTTAGCAGATTATATTGCTAAGCATAGACCAAAGTTTCCTTTAAAAGAAATATCTTATGAAGTAATGCGTCAGGCATTTAAAGGTTTACAAAAACAAGATGTATGGCAATATGTAAAACCTATTGAACAATTAGAAAAAAATGTAAAAGAAAATTATGACGATTACAAATATAACTTTAAAGAATATGGCCTAGGTATTATAGACGCACCATCTATTTACAATGACGTATCAAATTATTTTCATCAATCTTTAAGATTAAATTGTAGTAGTTATAGTTTTAAGTCACCATTAGATGTATGGCAAAATGGCACAGCAAAAGATATATGGAGATGTCTTGGCCCCATCTGGCGTGGAATCAATGGTATGAAACCAGTAATGGTTGATGGCAAAAAAGAATTAAGAGGTGGTAGATTAGATGATAAAAGTTATGTATCTGCCTTTAGATTGCAAACATATATTGCTACACAGTTTAAACCTAATGTTGCCAAAACAATATATCAAATGACCAATGCTAAAAAAGTATTGGATACTTCTTGTGGTTGGGGTGATAGACTTGCTGGTTTCTTTGCCAGTGATGCTGAAGAATATATTGGTTGTGATCCAAATCCTAATACTTACAAACAGTATTTAAAACAAATAGAAACATATAACAGTTTCTTATCTAAACCTAAAAAAGTTACAATCTATAATACAGGTGCTGAAGATTTGCCTTGGGATACAATAAAAGATATTGATTGTGCATTTACAAGTCCGCCATATTTTTCTACTGAACGATATAACGAAGGTGGTGAAAAACAAGAAAATCAATCTTGGTTTAAGTTTAATGAATATGACAAATGGCGTGATGATTTTTATTTACCAGTTTCAATCAATAGTTTCAATTCACTTTCTGATAAAGGCCATCTGTTTATTAACATTATGGATCCTACAATTAAAGGTACAAGATATTATAGTGGTGATGAACTTGTTGATAGTTTAAAAGAACACTTTGTTGGTCAAATAGGAATGAGAATAATGCAAAGACCTAAATCAGATAAACTATTTGAAAGTGAAGAAGAAAAGGCCGAGTTTATGAATCGAATATATATTGAAAACGTTTGGTGCTTTTCAAAAGAAAAATTAGATTACTTTAGACACAGTAGAAGGGCAACTTTGTTTTAATGTTAGTAGTAGATGTAGCAATAACAAATCTTTGTAATGCAAGGTGTCCTCAATGCCAAAGAACAGATGTAAATGGTTTAGGCACAGTAAAGACATTGCCTTTAACGACATGGACACTAAATGATTTTAAAAAAAGATTTACTGTTAAGTGTTTAGAAGATATAAACGAAGTAAGTTTTTGTGGTACGTGGGGCGATCCTTTAATGGCCAAAGATATAGAACCTATTGTACATTATATAATTGATAATAGTAGAGCAAACATAATGATAACAACAAATGGTAGTATTCGTACAGATAAATTTTATTGGGATCTAGGTATCTATTGTGGCAGACGATTATCAATGGTAATAGATGTAGATGGTATTGATGAACAAATGCACCAGAAATATAGAAGAGGTACATCACTTAAAAAATCATTAGACGCTTTAACATCTTTATCACAAACTAAAGCAATACCTTTATCACAAAGTATTATATTTAAACACAATGAAGATTATAAAAATGAAATAAAAGAGTTAGCATTATCACACGGCTCACATTTTCATAAACACTTTAATAGTGATAGATTTGATGATAATAAAGAATTTCATTTTATCAATGAAAAGGGTGAAAAAGAATTTTTGGAACGAACAACACATGGCTAAAATAGTTTGTCAATGGCGTGAAAATAATAATAGATATATGGTCAATCCAGATGGTCAAGTATTTCAATGTTGTTTCTTAAAAAAGAACTTTGATAGAGCAGACGAGCAAGATCACTTTAAAAAAGGTTCACATCCGTGGGTTGATGAGTATTTAGAAAATAAAGAAAAATATAATTTAGATAACCATACTATGAAGGAGATTGTTGAAAGTGATTTATTTGCTAAAAAATTGCCAGAGTCATGGAAGAATCCTGATACAGCACCAGGTCCATGTCAAAGATATTGTAAGGTAAAAACATAAATATGAGTATGGCCATATCAAAAGAATCCTATAAAGACCTCAAAGAATATTGGGATTATCAAAGACTACTTGAATACAATAGAGAAGTATTAGAAAAAAGATTAAATCGTGTTGAAACTAGTATTGTTAGTCATTACGGAACAATTGATGTAAATGAAATGTTTGATAAAGTATGGTCAAAAATGACAAGTGATGATTATGAAAAACCTATAAA